CCCGTTGTTATTAATTCGCGTTAGTTAATATGGAAGTTGAACTATCATTAGTTACAATTTCATCTGCCGCCTTCGGTGATGAATCTATTGAGGAAATCATCTTGGCGATGCCGGAAGTACAAGCAGAGGCTGAAACGACTCGCTGTGCTGAACGATCGATAGACGTAGTAAAGGAGGAGATCATTACTCCTAGGCGTTCACGCCCTTTACCACCCCTACCGGTTACCACTTTACTTGAGGAGGATTCTGATGGAGAATTGCAAGAAATCAGAATCAACCCCAGTCCTAGTGGTAGTTTCAGTGCGGATCATGTTTCTTCAACGCTTGCTCCCGATGCCCCTCCTCGTAACTCTTTACAGGTTCAAAGAGGCGCGATGACTAGGGATGAGGCTAGGTGTAATGCACCTATCCGTGACTTTGTTTCCGAAGAAGTTGTGAGAAGACTCAACTACGAGTTGACTGGCTCGAGCGTTCTAACCGACCTACGTTCACAAACGAGGTCGTGTTGGCGATGGATGTCACCATCGGCATTGCGAAGCGCTTGGATCAGTTATTGTCGGCAAGAGAGCACTTCTTACAGACGCATGTTCCAGCAACAGGTGCAGTTGATACAGAAGAGAGTATCACCGATACATCCACACAAAACAGCAGCAGAAATGCGTAATGCTGTTAGTGCGGCAATATCGGATTTTGCACATGTTTGCGGATGTACGCCCTACTCTTTACAAATGTCCTCGAGAGACCCAACAGGTTTACTGTTGTACAAGTCCGTTAGAGATTTGAAGCTGCCTGCGCGCATTGATGAAGTAACATCAAATACCATGTTTTCCATGGTTGACGTTGATTATTATTACAATATGAATGACATCTTAAGTCAATTCAGACCTGTCATAATGTACACGTTTGTGCCCACAGAAGCAGGTGGCACTGTTCCTAATGGCTCGTTCACAGTGATCGGTGATGAGGTTGAATTATTGGTGGATGGTGGTGCGAAATATCGCCACCAGCTTTGGGATTACTCACACGATATTATTACATGTCAAACTACCAGCGGTGACGTTTTGGTTTTTGATGTGGAGCAGTATCTTGTGGAGGGTGATCACCAAAGGCGCATAGTTGGGTTATTCCCCTCAGTGAGAATACCTTGGTATGCGTCCTGGCTAATTGACTTCCCACTATGTCCTCTTGTTAGGCGAAAACTTTCTGAGAACAACGTGTCCGTGATACCATCTAGGAAAGATGGCAAGGATTATTTATCTTTAGCTCTCGACGGTTACCCTTCCGTCACTATCGAGAGAGATTTGATGATTGCCTTGAGGATACGGTTTGAAAATAGTAAGTGGAAGAACATGTCGGATGTAGAACGTTACCTAATAACGGAGAAAATAGAGAAGCCGGCAATAAAGGCGGCTCTATTATTTGCAGTGTTAACCAAAGGTGTGTTGATTCCACCGTCAGTTCCTGTGACAGGTGTTGCGACACTACCCGTGGTGGCTGACCATGTCCAAACCACTAAGCCTTTAATCACTGAAGATGGGGAAGACTTCGCAAGGAGTATTCTTCCACCTTTGGCGATAGGCGGGGCCATTGTTCATAGTGAAAGCTATAATAATGACCAAGCCTGTGTTTATGGACGTGTTACCAGTCAAGAAAACACCGCAGTGCCACCCGCTAGGTATGTAACTTATGCCAGGGAATACGCGGAATTTGTTGTCCCGGTTCCTGGCGTAGGCCGGCCCGTAGATGTTGAAGCTGTTGTGGATGCTCAAAATAAGCCACAGCAGCGAGTTAGATCAGAACTTCGTAGGTTCTGGCTGCGGCACTACCAGTTTCAAGTGTCCGCGTTCCAGAAGAGAGAACCAAATGCTAAGATTGCATGGTCCCGGAACATAAGTTCGGTAACCACTGACCACACCATATTATTGTCCCAGTACACTTACGCTTTTAAAGAGCAAGTGATGAAGATGACTCACTTTTATCTTCCTGGTTTAACACCAAAACAGATTGCGGCTGTTCTGGTTGATTTTGTACGATATTTGGAGCGGTGCAGTGAATCCGACTTTAGTAAATTCGATGGCACCATTTCAGAATGGTTACGTATAAATGTTGAATTCGCGTGTTATTTGCGTTGGGTGGCCCCCGAATATAAAGGGGAGTTGCTCAAGCTATTCATGGAGGAAGTAAATTCGAAGGCCCGGACTGCTACTGGGGTTAAATACACCCCGAAGTGGTCTAGGCTTTCAGGTGGACCTTCAACCACGGATGGCAACACGCTGATCAATGGTTTTACTGACTACTGTGCAGGACGCGAGGAAGGCCTTAGCCCTCGCGAGGCGTTCATCACCATGGGATTAGCATGTGGGGACGATGGCGTAACTGCTAGATCCAGATCAGCACTGGAGGCTGTAGCAGGCGCCCTCGGGCTCTCTATCAAAGTCATAGAACACAGGCGAGGCGAGCCTGTTGGTTTGTTAGGACGGGTATTTATAGACCCGTGGACCACGGACTGTTCAATACAAGACCCTGCTAGAACTATTGGCAAGGCTCATTTAACTATGACCAAATCTACCGTAGATTGGAAAATAGCTGCGTGTAATAGGGCACGGGGTTATCTCATCACTGATGGGTTAACACCATTAATTTCTAACTATTACCGAGCTGTTCTTCGTATCTTAGGTGAGGTGGTTGTTAGTGATGAGGATGCGCAAGTATTGAGTAAGGACATACCTTATTATAGTTCGTATGGCCCCGAGAACGGTTGGCCACAGACACAATGTGATCTTCTGTGGGTGTGTGTAGCCGATGCTCTTGGGGTATCGGTGTCCGCACTCAAGGATGTGTGTGAGGCCTTGGACAAGGCGCAGAGATTCGAGGATTTCCCGGCCCCGATCTTCAACTTGGAGCGTAAAGTTGAAGTAACTGCTGTTTGCGCAGGCGAACTGCTGAAGTCCAACGTCGAAATTCCTGATGCCCTCAAACCAGACAGGCGATCGAGAAACCAAACTCGCAAACGCAACCAAATACTGCCCTCCCAGGTTAAAGGATATTTAAAAGAGGAGAAGAATGGGAACAAACACCCAAAACCAAGTAAACCCACCAGGCAAAGGAAGCAAGGCAACAAGGAAGAGGAAAGAACAAAGGAAACGCGCCAAGCAGGCCGCTCCAGGCGGCGGCAAGGCAGTAACTAGTTCTGCTCCTGTTGCGATGGCTACCGAGATTCGTGGGGGCGACCCAATCATGGATGTTCGTAAAGATGGAACGGCTCGTATATGCTTTAGAGAATATATAGCCGATATCAGCGGCTCTGTCGGATTTAACGTGACCCAATTTTCAATTAATCCAGCATTGCCGATATTCCCATGGGCTTCTGGCGTATTTAATAGATACGAGAAGTGGAGACCCAAGAAAATGCGGTTCGAATTGTTGACCCAATCGTCTACAACTGCGACGGGTACAATTTTGTTGGCACCCGATTTCGATGCTACCGATTCAGCACCTGCGTCTAAAGCGCAGGCTTTGAATTATCGGCCATCATCGCGATCGGCTCCTTGGCAGAATTTAATACTCGATGTCCCAGCTCGTTGTATGGGCAAAGACCTCTTTTGTAGGTCTGGCCTAAACCCGGCTGGGACTGATCGCAAATTGTATGACCTTTGCACTTTGAACGTGTGTACTCAGGGACAAGCCTCGACGGCTGTTGTCGCTGAGTTACACATTTTGTATGAAATAGAGGCTCTTATTCCACAGGTTGGTAATGTAGCGGTAGGAAACGCTCTCTCTGGTAATTATACTGGAACGAGCAATTCTGCACCGTTCTCTACCCAAGCTAATGAGAATAATATCCAACTTACATACAGTTCAAGTGGTACAACGTCGTCCGTGTCGACTTTCACTTTTAACCAGAATTTCAATGGATTATTGGATTTGACAGTGGCCGGAACAGGTTTGTCTTCAACATCTGTTTCCGGAACAGCCACTATATCAACACCTTCGTTGGTAACTCAATCCAATACCGCTCAAGGATATTCAGCATTCGTATCGGCGAAAGTCGGTGACACTATTATTTTCACCATCGCCAACACGACCATCTCGAACGCGTACCTTTCGTTATATCAAGGTCCCGTCCCCAGTTTCGGTTGAGCCATCGAAACTTTCCAACAATCCGAAGTTAGTTGCATCTCGCGGATTGTCTTGTCACAGTAAGCAACA